AGCGCACGTCGTTCGGGACGATGAGGTCGCTGGTTCGAGTCCAGTAATCCCGACTATTTTCTCTTTAAACGGCTGACTATCAAAAATATTGCCCTTGTCGGGGGTATTTTGGTCGGTACGAATTCGGAAAAGTTTTTTAGTTAAATTGTCTCAATAGGCCGTATCTGAAAGAAATTAAAGGTATGGTTAAAAAAAATTATCCCCTTAGTTCAAACGAGGCCGCTTTTGACAGCATCATCAGTTGGCGACCTCCAGTTTTTCACCAGAAGTCAGAGTGCTATGTCTCTTTCTATGCCTTCGATCCAAGCCGTGGTTGCCTTCGAAAAAAGAAGATCATGCTTGCTCACTTCAAAGGCAAGAGAGCGCAGCGTGCCTACGCCGAGGGACTGATGCGCCGTCTCACAGACCAACTTATGAATGGTTGGAACCCCTGGATCGAGAAAGACCGCCCATTGGAGTACACACCATGGAGCGATGTCATTCTCCAATACAAGGAGTACTTGACCAAGCTATGCAACGAGCACAACTTGCGAGAGGATAGCTATATTGATTATTCCAGCAGATTGCGTATCTTGGAGAAATGGCGTGAGAGCAAGCACATCGAGCTCAACTTCTCTTATCAATGGGACAAACTTGCGGTCAGCAAGTTCATTGACTATGTCTTCGTGGAGAGAAACACCAACGTATGCACCCGAAACAACTACCTCACGTGGCTCAGAACCTTCTCAGGCTATCTCCTCCAAAGAGGTTTCATCAGCACAGACCCGACTGCAGGCATTGCGAGAATCAAGAACAAAGGGAAGAAGAACCGTGATGTCATCCCCGATGATGTCATGGAGCAAATCAGAGACTACTTGCTGGAGCACAACAAGCACTACTTGCTTGCGTGCGAGATGCTGCACTACCTCTTCATTCGTCCAACGGAGCTTTCCTACTTGAAGATAGGTGACTTCAAAATCAAGTCGAAGACGGTGACCCTGCATGGCGAGCACACGAAAAACCGAAATGACGCTGTCGTCACCCTGCCCTCCCATGTCATCAAGTTGATGCTGGAGTTGAACATATTCTCTTATCCGAGCCAGTACTTTCTGTTCTCAAATGATTTCTGTCCTGGGGAGATGAGAAGAAGCGAGAAATGCTTCAGAGACTATTGGCATCTCCATCTGCGCAAAGACATAGGCTTTGACCATCGCTATAAGTTTTACAGTCTGAAGGACACTGGCATCACCAATATGCTGCGTGCCAACACGGACGTGGTATCTGTCAGAGACCAGGCACGCCACTCCTCCATCCTCATCACGGACATATACACTCCGAAGGACATACAGAAGGCAAACGAACTCATCTTGAACTACAAGGGCATCTTGTAAAAAACTGGGGCGGCAAGAAATTGTCGCCCCTTATATATATAATAATGTGTCAAGACATCATATAGAAATATCCTGTCTTGATTGGCTCAATGCCACCATCCTTGATTTCCACCTCAATCTTGGAGCAAACGAAACGTTTGCCATGGAAGACAAAAATCTTAGACGGATCAGGGATATCACCTGCGTGGAACTTGATTTCCATGCAGTCATTGCTGTCAATCACAGCCTTGCCATGGAAGTCATGGATGCCATCGTTGGCATGCTGCACAAGGCTCAGGCTCCAGCCCTTGGTCTCCCCAAAGGTTTGTGCCAGATGCACATCGTCTGTAATGGGTATTGGCCAAGCCATGCAATTATCTCCCACGGCATTGTCACAGAGGCAACCAGACGGCAATGCCGTGGGCAGGTCAGAAGGCAAAGGCGGCACAGGGTTGTGCAGCTTGTCTCCCAAGAAGTAGATGGGGAGGCATTGGTTTTCGTCCTCCTCGTCATCAAGGTTGGAATCATCCTCCATGGCATCCTCCACCGTCACATAGCTATAGCCATCTTCATCGGTTGCCAAGTCCTTGCTCTCAGCCTCCTTGTCATTGTTGGCTGACAGCATATAGCGTGGTCTGACATCCTTGTTTCCTCCGAGTATTCCAAGGACCCAGTTTGAGAGTATGGTGAAATCCACGTCCATGACTGACACGGACGCTGGCGAGATGTTCAACGTGATGCTGTCATCGGAGTCCTGGTTGTGAATCAATGGCGAAAACTCGCCACAGGCCGCCCAGCTGCCCTTGGTGTCGTCACTCTCGTCTGCCTTCCATATATAGTAATCTTGCAAGGAACCATCTGAGTACCGCCGTCTGACGATGGTGGTGCGTTTCTTCTTCAAGTCCCATTTCTGTATCTGTGGGTCGAGGTTAGGCTGCACACCATCCAACTCATAGACATCAAAGTATGAGAGGATTTTCTGCGGTATCACCTCAAAGCTATCACGTGCAGCCGTATCGTCAAGGTTATACTCCACGTTGGAGGTATCGAGGACGTTGAGAGATCCGTCCTCGTCATAATCGACACTAAACTCATCCAAAGCCTCATACTCCACCACGTCATTGTCCAAGAACTCGGACGTACCTATGATGCAGACTGTCTTCCTCGCCTCGTCAAACTTGATCTTTGCATTGAAGAGCTTGCGGAACTCCTCCAGGAATGTGTATGCCGTCCAATGCGGCAGCGCATGACGGAACTCAGTCGATTTGTATGCGGATGCGATATACAGGCAATTCCAAGGAGTCTTGTTAAAGTCATTTCTTTCCACCTTATAACCGAGCTCCCAAAGAATCAAGTGGAGGATATATATCAAGTTGGGTTGTACCGCCAAGTTGAAAATGTATCTATTGCCTTTCTTGCCAAACAGCATATTGGCTGTGATGTCGTTTGTCTCGTCATGGATAGGCGTATAAACGTATTGTCCCTCCACTCCTATCACAGGTCCAAAAGATAAAGTCTGGTAGAAATTGTATGTCGTCAACTTGGCGAAGATGCCAGCAATGGCAGCTTCATCCTCCACTTTCAACAGCATGTCGGTACCCAACCCGAAACCATGCACAGCAGCGCCCAAATCCATCTCATCGATGAACAGCTTGTCGAACCTGGAGTTATACTTGATCCTGGACTTGCCACCCAAGAGCTGCAGTTTGACCTCGTTTTGGTTGATGGAGAGCACCGTGCCGACACCGCTCATGATGAGCAGCCCATTGCAATATAACTTGCAATCGTCATACTTGGCAAGACTTTTCTTGACCTCGAAACGAGATACATTCTTGAAAATTTCACGGTTTTCAAGAATGCTCATAGAAAATGTGATATCATAGGTATATTCGCCATCATCGGTGACATACTGATTGGCGTATGTCACCTTGATGGACGATGTGGACGTAGGATAGGCCTTGTGGCCATTGATGATGCATGTAATCATATTACTTGTTGCTTAGAATCTTGTCATAATCTTTGAGCTTTTTGTGCAAGCCGTTACGTCCGGCAATAGGCAGCTCTATCTCGATGCCATCGTCTAACGTTTGGTTGAGACGGTTGACAGCCTCGTTGACACCATCGAGGGACTGTCTGACATCAGAATTATCATTGCTGACATTGACAATAGGCGTGACCACTGCGCTGCCACCTTGACCAAGTGCACGGCTGATGTCATCAGCGGTGAGCGAGCCAACGGTGTTGGAACGCTGCGCACGGTCTATGAGGTCGAAGGCAGGACGGATGGATGAGTTGTTGACCGCCTGGTGGTTGGCTACAAACTCACCCTCATGGACTACACCAGCCTCACGGCGATAGCGATTTCCACCAGTGTAACCACCCTCGTAATATCCAGCCGCCTCGGCTTGGTGCTGCTTCTTGATGGTTGCTATCTGGAGCATACCTGCAGCCGTGGCGAGACCTGCGGCGATAGGAGCCATGATCCAACCTGTGACAGGTATGGATGCAGCGGATGAATAGGCATTGATGGCTGCCATCGCCGTGGATGCGATAGCCTGTGCTATCTCAATCTTCATCGCCTTCTTGTTGGCCTTGGACTTGGCTTCCGCCAATTCCTTGTCACGTTTCGCCTCCAACTTTTTCTTTTTCTTGGAGTTGTTGCCAGCCGCCTCAATCTGTTTCTCGTAGTTCTTGCTAATGCGTGCCTGTTCCAAGTCGGAGCAAGCCTGAGCGTATGAGGACGCAGCGGAGAGGATGTTGTTGATGCCATTGTAGGCGACAGATGTCTGCTGCACCATATTGTTGAGGAAGTCCGCCGTGACTTGCGCCTTGGCTTGCATGTAGGCGGCATGGTTCTGCTCATCGTTGCCATACAACTCCTTAAGCTTCGCCATGGTGTTGGTGTAGTTCTGTATCTGAGAGGTGAAGTAGCTGCCGATGCCACCACCCATTTGCTGTGCATCGCCAGCAGCAGCCCTTGCACCGTTGACCATCTCAGATGTCTTGGCATCAATCTTGACTTGCGTGGAGCCTGCGCCGTGGTCTTGCGCCTCCAACTGGTTGCGCTGCGCCACAAACTGACGAGTCAGTTGCAAGCGCATCTGGTCATACTCCTCCTGCTTGATGAGACTTTTCTTGTAGATGGCCTCCAAGCCATTGAGGTACATCTTTTCCTCTGCGTCAATGTCTTGCTTGCCAAACTGCTGACGGAGTGATTTCACCATGTCAAGATAAGTCTCTTGCTGCTGAAGCCGATGGTCAAGCGCAGCTTGCTCCATCTCAGCCTTGAGGTCAAGCCACTCCTCGCTTCCCTCATTGTAGAGTTTGAGGCGTTTGTCCATGGCACTGACCTCGTTTTGGTACAGAGCCTCGTCAAGGGCGATGTCATTCTGGTAAATCGCCGAGTTTTTATCGTAATATTGAGCCTTGATGTTAGCTTCTGTGAGAAGTCTTTCACGCTCAATATCCTTTTCTTTCATCTTGATGATGGCTTCGTCGTGCTGTTGGACAGCGTTGACTTGATTGTCAAGCAGCTGCTTGTATTCATTGCTGTCTTCGCCATACAAAGATTTTAGCTTAGCGAATCCCTGCACTTGTATTTTTTCCTTATCATCGATGAACTGCTGATAAGATTTCTTTCCGTCAGCATAGGCCTTGGCATTGATGGCCAACTCACTGTTTGTCTCAGCCTTGATGCTATCGCTTTTCTGTTTCAAGGCTTTCTTGGCGGCAGCCTCTTGCTTCCTAGCAGTAGCAGCTGCAGCTTTCTCTGCTTTGATACGAGCCTTGCGCTCCTTTTCTGTCTCTTGGTGTGTCGTGCTGGTGGAAGTTTTTGGGGCTACCTTGCCGTCATTGGCTTTGCCATTGATGCCATTGTTACGCCAAGGCTCTGGATCATCCAACTCAAAATGCTGTGACTCCAACTCGTTGATTTTATCTAAAAGTCTTTTTTGATATTCTTTGGATTTTTCTATGCTTTTCTCAAGATCACTCTTGTGGTCGGCGGCATAATTAAGCTTTTGTGTGTCAGAAGATGCAAATGGGTTCAATCTATCCCAAAATCTTTTCCAATAGCCACGATTATCATTGTTAGCCTCCCCCAGCAAATTTTCATCCTCTGCAGACTTTGCTATGGACTCAGCCAACTTTTTCTGAAGACCGTCGATAACGATCTTCTTTTTCATCATATCGATATAATCTTGTATCTTCTTCGTAGCCTGCCCCGTGCGGATGGCTTCCTCCGTCAAATTTCCAAGATGTTGACTCATCAACTTTCCATTCAGCTCCTCCAAAGCAGCCTTGCGGTCACTCTCTGCAATGGTGTTAGACTGGATGGCAGAAACCAAACTTAAAACGGCAGCTTCCTCATCGGCTGCTTGTCTGTTAGCTTCAGACAACGCCTCATTGAAATCTTTCTGCGCTTGCTCGGCTGCGGTTGTCTTTTTAGACAAGCTCACAAAAGCTGCAGTCAAGCCAACCACGACTGCAATCACAGCAGTCATTGGATTGGCCAACAAGACCTTGTTCCATAACATTTGGGCGGCAGTGGTCAACTTTATTTGCTTGGTAAGTGCCATTTGGCAAATGGTCATGGCCTGCATAGCGGACTTTTTGAGTGCCATCAGGGCAAGATGTGCTTTCTCTCGAAGTATCATTATGTTCAGCCAGAACATCTGCAATTTATCCCAGATGATCTTGGCCTTGACCATTGCGGTGTAGGTCACTACCGCTGTGGTCAGCACAACCAATGATTTCCAGTAGTTGATGACAAAATCAGCCAAAACAGACAACAGCCTAACACCCAAGCTTGCAGCAGACAGACAATATCTGGCTGCAGGATACAGTTTTTGACCAAGTTCTATGGAAAGGTCCAAGAATTTCTTTGCCGCCTTGTCAAGTTGTGCCTGCACGCTCTCATTCTGCGTGTTGAACTCATTGATGACAGAAGTGCCGTCAGCATAGGCTTGTGTCGCCAAGTCCTGTGCGGTCTTGATGTCATCGAGCTTGTCAGCCAAGACGGTGAGCACGCCAGTGGCACGTGAGCCATCCATCTTCATTTCCTCGAACATCGGGGCAAGGTCTGCGAAGCCTCCCTTGGAGCGCATTGCCTGGAGGAACTGGAGCAACGCAGTGTTGGCATCGGTCTTCAATGTCTTGGCGAACTCCTTGACGTTGAGACCGGCGATCTTGGCGAACTTGGCAGAGTCCTGGAACATCTTGGCCAACAAGTTCTGCACAGCGGTGGCAGCGGTCTCGTCCTGCTGCATGTTCTGGTCAAGCACAGATGCAAGACCCATGATCTGGGCTTGTGTGAAGCCAGCCTGCTTGCCCACACCAGCCACACGTGCCGTGAAGTCAACAAGATAACCAGCGGACGCGGAGGAGTTCTGCGCCAACTCGTTGACAGCGGAACCCGTGGCAAGCATTGCACCACGCAATCCCTTGGTTTTGTCCTCACCGAACATCTGGGCGAGCTTTCCGATTTGCGATACCGCATTTTCGCCCAAGTCATCGCCCAAGGCGACATTGATCTTGTCGGCACCATCGACAAACTCCTCCACGGCTGCCGTCGATGTGATGCCCAAGCGTCCAGCATCCTCTGCAAGTTGGTTGAGCTTTTGACGAGGCGTGCGTGTGTCTATGCGCTTGAAGTCCTCATTCATGCGCTCCACCTCGTCTGCAGCCTGACCTGTATATTTGCGGACGTTGGTCATCTCGTCATCCATCTTGGCATACTCCTCCACGCATTTCTTGACGGTGAAGGTGACGCCGGATATGGCGGCGACAAAGCCCAGGATGATGCCCTGCATCTTGTTGAACCAGTCGGCGGTGCGACCTATCCAAGACTGCTGCGCCTGTCCCTCGGCACGCACTGCCTCCAACTCCATACGGAGTTTCTTGGCTTGTGCCTGCATCTGCTTGAAGGCATCGGAGCCTCTGTCCATGCCACGCATCTCCTGATTAAGAATCTTTAGGGAATATTCGAGGTCACGGACTGAGGAAGTCTTCAGACTGCCCAAGGTGGCGTTGACCAAGTCCATCTGTCGCTTGGTCTCGTGGATGTCCTTGTTGGCTTCGTCAATCTCCCTGTCATATTGTGACATGAGGGTGACCACCCTCTGCTCTGACTGTCGGATGCGCTCCAACTCAACCTCCACCAACTTCAACTGTGCGGCACGGCTGGCGTACATGGTGGAGGAAGGGTCGAAGGTGTTCATCTGCGAGCGAAGCGTGCTCGCAGCGAAGTTGAGGTCATTGAAGGAGGCATGCTTTAGGTTGGACACGGTGGCGGTGAGGCGTGAAGCCTCACGCTCAGTGTTGCGTGTCGAGTCCTTCAGTAAGTCCATCTGCGCCTTGACCTGCTCCAACTGAGATCCCAGCTTGCGCAGCTCCATGGCGTCGGTGGTCGCCTTCATCTGTCCCTTCAGATGTCGGACCGCCTTCTCCAACTGACCGATGGAAGCGGAGGAAAGGTTGTTGAGCGTCTCCTTCACGCTCATAGTAGAGTTCTTGAATTGCTTCATCTCTCGCTCCGCAGCCTTTAGATCCTTGGCGAGGGATGCGCCTAAACGAGAATCGCCCGCCGAGAAGGCATCTTGCTTAGCCTTCTTGAGACGAGCGACTTTGTCCTCAAGCTCCTTGAGGCGGTTTTTTGCCTCCTCTGAGTTGAGCTTGACGATGGTGGTATATACCTCTTGACGAGCCATTATTGGTTGACTTGTATATAGCTATTATATAATAATGTGGAGTGTGGGTTGAAGTTGATGACCTTGATGTCATAACTCTTGGTGCCCCACCTCCACCACAGGAACTTGTGCTTGTATTGTCTCGCCACCAGGCATTGGAGGCTGTCCCTGGCCTTGTAGGTCAGCATGGAGTCAGCCGTGTCGAGCCTTAGCGAGAGCCATTCATCATTATATGCGAAAACTGAATTTCGTCGGGTCGCCTTTACCGTGTCAGCGGTGACCATCGACATGCGATGGTCTGCGGCGACCTGGCTGAGCCTGAGGCTCAGGTCCTGGAGTAACTTCCTGTCAGCAGCCACGAGCTTGTATTCACTGCGATCCATCTGCATGACCTGCTGCGTGAGGACGATGACGGAGTCACGGATGGTGTCACGCTTCGCTGGCGAGTACTTCAGCTGCAGCTCATGCAACAGAAGCTTCATTGCCTCACTCTCCTCACGCTGTCTTCGATCGAAGATGAAAGTGGCAATGCCGATGATGAGCAGCACCAGCAACAGGGGTGCTGCACCCTTGACCTTAGATATCCAACCCATAAGCCCCTACTTGATGTCAGCGTATTCGGTTATGGCATCGAAGCAAGGACACTCCTTGATGCGCTCCCATGGATCGACCACGCCGTTGTGGTTCTTGTCTGGCGAGATGTCACGATGTCCAAGTATCTTGGCATCTGGATATCGGTGCTTCAGTTCGGTGAGCAACTCACGGAGGGACTGCTTCTGTGCGTCCGTGCGGTTGTCTATGGCCTTGCCTGTGTTGCTGATGCCACCCATCCACGCCACGTTGATGGCGTATCCGTTGTAGCCCTTGACACCATTTGACGGCTGCTCCTCTGTCATGAGCTGTGTCTTCTTGCCGTCCTCGGTGATGGCCCAGTGATAACCAGGGAAATGCCATCCCTTGCGTGTGAACTCCTTGAGCAGGGCATCGATGGTCCAAGACCGTCTGCTTGCCGTGCAATGAACAAAAATGTACTTAATCTTTCTCATTATCTTTGTGGTTTAGAAATTTGTTTTTGATATTCTCGAACTTGGCATCTATGGCGATGGCCACACCGAAGATGGAGCCAGCGTACATGAGAGACTGCGCAAAGTACCAGAGGACGTTGTCCGTGACATCGCCCCTCTGCGAGGTGAAGTAGCTGATGTAAACCAGCACGATAGCGAATGACAGCACGACAATGGCCGAGCCGTATTGAATCCATTCCTTAGTATTCTTCTGCATCTTATCTTTTTTGATGCAAAGATAAGATAACAAACGGGGATATAAAAATACGGCTTGACCCGTCAAAAGACCGATCAAGCCGCATGAATTGGCATATATTGTGGCAAAAAATGCTATTGGTATAGACTCCAGTCGATGGCATCCTTCTTAGCCCATCCCTCCTGTATGGCGGTGTCGATGTGCCTCTGGATGGACAGATAAAACGCCTTGAAGTCCTGGAGCGAGGAGAACTCCCTATAGGATGGCTCGTCCTCGGAACCGAGTTTGACCTTGTATGGCAGGTTCTCTCCCTGCGTCTGCACGGCCAGGTCATAAGCCGCCTTGTAGTTGGCCTGGTTCTCTGCTGAGAGCCACACCATCTGGTTTTGGTATGTGAGTCCGGACAGAATTTTCTGGTCTGTCTGCTCATTGATATACTCCGTGATGATGGCCTTGACCTGCTGGAGGGTAGGCTTTGCGTAAAGCTGGTGCTCCATGTAGTCAGCCGTGCCGTCATCCTTGGTCTGCACATCGAATCTGATGCGCCAGTAGTCTCTGACGGGATTTGTGCACTCCAGGAGCTTCACGTCAGGGCTACCATTGACTTTTTCCATTATGTGAAAACATATTTTGTTTTACCATTGCCGAATGCGACCGCCTTGATAGTGGTCTCAAACGGCAGCCCATCGTCGATTTCGGCGATCTGGGCAAGCACATTCTTCATTTCTGCGGAATTGGTGATGAATTTCTTCATTTGCCCCCCCATCTCGATTGATACGACACATCGTCCCTCTCCCTCCTTGGTCTTGACATCCAGCTGGAAGTCGTGGACGATGATGTTGAGGTTGACCAGCTCACGTATGGAGATGGTGTCACCGGGAAAGTACTTCTGACCATTCTCCGGCTTGTAAGTTACATTGAGTTCCTTGAAAGATTTCATATTCTTTTCTCCTATTAGCTTATTGTTAAGATGATTGCAATCAGCGTGCTTGGTCATCGCCCAGAAGGAAGCCATCAGCTCATGCCTTCTCTTGCGTGACTTGACCTCCTTGATCTTGGCTGCGAACTTCTTCTTGATGCGCTTGCGCAGTCTCACGTGGTCGGGGTAGATGACATATCCCACGAAGTCGATGCCCTCGGTGACCGGATAGATGCGCTCATTGCGCTTGACCTGGAAGCCTATGTCCTCCAGCATCTCGTGGATGGCATCACGGATGACCCAAAGCTCTGCCTTGGTCTCGGCGAGCACCAATCCATCGTCACAATAGCGGAAGAAATGCCTCACGCCCATGCCGTCCTTCAGAGGATGGTCGAGGTGTATGGACAATATCAAGTTGCCGGTGGCTTGCGATGGGCGAAGCCCGAAGCTGATGCCATGTGGCAGCAGATCTATGAGGTTGCCCAGAATGTGGAGCAAGGTCTTGTCCTTGAAGATGTGTGCGTATGCGTCCTTGGCAAGCTGGTGGTCCACGTTGTCGTAGAAGTGGACGATGTCGAACTGATAGGCGTATCTCAGATGCGGATTGTCGTGGAGGGCTTCACGGACTTGGCTCATCAAGTCGTGCGTGCCCCTGCCCACGATGCTTGCGCCCGTGGTGCGTATGAAGCGTCTGTGCAAGTGCCTGTCAACGACACGCATGATGGCGTGGCACCCGATGCGCCTCTCCATGGGGACGATCTGCAGGATGCGGTGCTTGCCGTACTCATAGATCTCTCGCTCCCGGTACTCTGTGACCTTGAACGAGCCATCGGCTATCTCACGCTGGAGGTTTGCTATGACCTCCTCACGTCGAGCCAGCAGCTCACGCCCCTCACGGCACGTCTTGCGGACTGTGCCACGTAGGACCTGGTCGAACGACTCGGACATATTGCCGTAGTCGATGATCTCTGGTATGATGTTGCCGTCTCTCTTCATAGCCTTCCTTGATGGGGTCTGACTTCTTCGAGTCCGATGGGACCTACCAAACTCTACCCACTCCTTGATTTTTCACTCCATGAGTGCGGCGCATCTCCCTCGGTCACTGCGATGCCGACACGTCGGCGGTGCCGTAGAACCGATGCAACAGTAGTCCAGACGCGACCCGAGGTTCGCATTCGAATTCGATGCGTCGTTATTCGCATTCGTGTACGAAACACCGCCATTCGGATTCGCATTGTTGTTGCCCCGATACAGCACACGGTCTTGGGAGACTCTGCCTTGATGCTGCAAAGATAGTTTATTTTTTCCAAATATATGCGAAAAACAAAAAAAATCGACCGCCAAAGGCGGTATTTGTGCATACTCGCCATCGGCAGGTCGATTTCGATTTCATCGCTTTACGCTTTTACGCCACCTCGACTGTCGCCTTGTATCTCGCTACGCTCGACGCTTTGACGATCTTGCCGCGGAAGGCCAGACGCGACCCGAGGTACGCACTCGAACTCGATGCGTCGTAAAACGCATTCGTGAACGAAACACCGCCATACGGATGCGCATAGTAGTAGCCCCGATACAGCACACGGTTGGCACTGCCATATATCCAGTGATAGTCGCCGTAATAGGTCGTAGCGGAGCCACCGCCCGAACCTGTGGCGATGACATCACCAAACCTGCCGTGATATACGGCTGTCACCCAAATGCCATTGTAGCCAGAGACCTTGATGTACCTGTAGGTGTTCTCGTCAGAGAAGATGCGCAGCATATACTGGTGTGCGCTGTCGTTAGGCATGTCGCAATTGTCCACGCACTCCGACTTATGACCATAGATATCCTCATAACCGAGGCAGCATGTGCAGTTGACTTGCTTGACCGTGGCGTTGCCGCTCTCCTCGTCACCATCCACATACCAGGCATACTGATGGACACCACCATCGACCATGCTGTTGGTGACTGATGCGTTGATGGCCTTGGCGGCGACATAGCCGACGGTATCGGTCATACCTCGGCTCATGGTCTCGCCCGTGGTGCGCACATTGGAGTGCGAGCCTGCGCCACACTGCTCCTGGCTGTTGAGACGACCATACTTCATGTAGAAGAGATTGGCAATCTCGCTGTGCATGCCGAAGTCTATCTGCTGCATGCCCCTCAGCACGGAATAATAGTGGAAGTCACCCCACGGCATATTGGCGGTGGAAGAGCCGCCCGTGACACAAGCACGCAGCTTGTCGTCCACGACGGTGCTCTTGACAGCGGCGCAGAGGTATTCGTCCACCTCCACCCAGTCAGGCTCCATGTCCTCGATCTTGTCGGAGTTGCTGAGCACCACCTTGTCACCCGGTGTCTTCGACCACGTGGTGGCACAGAGACTGACGGCTCCATCCGGTACGTCGGCGATGATGTACTGTCCCTTCTCAAACGTGAGGTTGATGGTCGGCACGAGCACGTTGCTGATGATGCTGCCGTCCTCTGCGAGGAAGACGGAGCAGAGCATGTTGGTGCCTGGGGCGGCAGGGAAGCGCACTCGCTTGTATCCAGCCACGTCAAACTTGATGACCGCATAGCTGGTATCCGCCACATAGGACTCACTGAGGGATGGCTTGTTGGCGATGAGCTTGAAGCCGTCGCGCCATCCACCCTTGGTGAGCTTGATGTCATCGATGGACATCTGCACCGTGTCCTTTGACACGCTCGGCGTGGTGGCGTTGGTGCTGAAGCAATAATAGTGCTTGCGGTTGAGATAGTCGTTGATGCCCTTGAAGAAATGGTGCGGCTCCAGCATCATGATGTCACCCTCGGTGCTGTCGAGCTTGGCGGCAGAACAGTCACGCAGCTGCTTGGCATCCGCATAGTAGTTGGAGTTCTCATCGTGGAGCGGATAGTATGTCATCTCACCGTCCTGCTTATTCATCACGGTATCGATGCCCGCCATCTTGACATTGACCTGCGTGGCCTTCTTGGTAACCTTGGCAAGCACACGGTGACGCTTGGCGAGGTATGCCTTGATGTGACCGGATGGCTGGTAAGCGTTGCCATACTTGTAGCCTGTCTCATTGTCGAGGTTGCTGACGTGCGCATCGTCAGGCACGGAGTCGTCGAACTCTATCATCGTGTATGGGGGCTGCATGATGTTGAGCTCAGGATAGTGCGCCTGGTATCTGGCGAACTCCTCGTCATCGATGTAGGACGTGAGCTGATAGGAACCCACGAGGCGGCAGGTGTCCACGTTGCCACCGCCCTCATCGACGCCACCCATCTCCATGTACTGACGGAGCAGCGAGCCATCTCCCTCCTCCTCGATGCCAGTGACACGGAGGTGCTTGACGTTAGGGCAGCGTGCCATCAGCTGTGTCCAGTCTATGCCCGGGCAGTTGTCCACCACGAGGCGTGTGACGTTGTCCGTGCCCTCCAGGGTGAGACCGCCCATCTGCAACCTTGGCAGGTATTCCAGGTCGAGTGTCTGCAACGATGCAGGCAGCACCGCCTTGGAGAGCAGCGCACCCTTGGCGAAGGTGACACCCGTCAATGCGGTGTCGGAGGCAAGTAACGACTCCAGTTTGGTATTCTTTGAGAGGTCCATGCTCGTGAGCTGCGGACTCTGGAGACCGCCCATGTTGATGGAGCGGAGGTTCTTGCACCCATCGACGATGATATTGTTGAGCGTGGTCTGTGTGCCAGCGCAGCTGATGTCGAGCGTGCGGAGTGCCGTGAGGTTATTGAGATTGAGCGTCTGCAGGATGGCATGGCTGACATCCGTGAGGTCAAGCCCCATGATGCGTGACGCACCATATATGTATTGTGGGTCGTTGACGATGAGGTCGGTGTCGAGGGTGAGCTGCACCTGTGCTCCCTTGTCTGCTGCGAGCACCGCACTCTGGTGCGGCGTGCCACTGGTGTAGCCATAGCCGAAGTAGTAACGCTCAGATGAGGTTATCTTGATCTTGCGGTTGTCAGAACCGAACTTGTAGCCGAAGTAACATCCGAAGCTGTCCTTGCGGTAGGTACCGCAGACATACTGGCTGTCGAGGAGGGCGAAGCGGTTCTGTATGGTGAAGCAACGGTGGGCGTATCGACTGCCCTGCAGGGCATAGAGATAGTCGTAGGTCGTCGTGCCCTGCGATGTCTTGATGCCATCGACAAGCGGCGTGACATACTTGAAGATGCCATCCTTGTTGTAGATGCGCTCGCACCAGTTGCCCATCTGCTCCTCGTTGAACACCTGAAGGACGTATTCGAGCGACATGTTGCTGCGGATTTTGTCAGCCACCTCACGCAACTTGTCCGGGCATGCACGCACCAGCTCCCAGAGCACGCTGTCGTGACCGGCGAAGGCATAGCTGCCGATGGAGTCGTCAAAGGTCTCGTGCGTGATGGTGTAGTCATACTTCAGCACGGAGTCATTGCGCACGCCGAAGAGGGTATCCATGTCATAGGGGATGAACATCCAGTGCAGACCGTCCCACGTGACGAGCATCATGTTCTTGGCACGGCTATCAACGCCCATGAAGTAGTCCGTGATGAGATACCATGCGAAGGGTGCGTCATTGAGGAAGTACTGGTCGTACTCCTGGAGGAACTTGGAAGGGTTGCCCTTGCATGAGTATATCCACTGCCAGAGTCGCAGCACAGCGGCCTTGTCATCGGCATCTGCCGTGTCCCAAGTCTGATCCGCCTTGAAGCGGAACTCCAAGGCATCATCGAAGCGTGTGAGGTCGCCCGTGCCGAAGAGGCAGATAGGCTCGGAGTTGTTGAGGAACTCCAGGCAGACGCACTTGTTGCGCTCGCCGTTCAGCGTGGCTGCATCATTGAAGCCCTCTATGCCCTCGAAGCCATAGACGATGGCTGAGCCGGACTTCTCGTTGTTGAAGTTGTACTTGCCGAGGTATGCGTTGGTACCGTCCCCATTCTGGTCATAGAAGCAGTCGATAGGGAAGCCATCGACACCTATGCGCACGTCATACTCGCCCTTGTATGCCTGCTGTGGTGGCGTGAGCCAGCCACACTTCTTGAACACGTCGCCAACGATGCGCACCGCACCCGTGTTGTGGGTGGAGGACGAGTCGGAGAAGTCCGCCTTGAGACAGAAGATGTCGATAGGCCTAGCCCCCGGCTTGAAGGAGTAGAGGAAGCCATCCTGCAGCACTCCGTCCACGAAGAGCTGCGTGCCATACTTCTCGCTTCGGCTCATATATATGCGATAGTTCTTGCGTGGGTAGGTCGTGGAGGACGTACCCTGGATGCGGAGACCGCACTGCTTGATGACAAAGTCGTACTTCTTGCCGTATGGCGAGTAGAAGTAGATGTCAACAGGTATCTCGAACTTCTTGTTGTTGGTCTGGTTGAGGAGGTCGATGTCTCCCACGATGCGCATCACGCCCTTGCCCTTGGCACGGAGCTTGTCGATGTCCACGTCCGTGCCCTCGTCGTTCATCACGGCGTTGTTGGAGAAGAGCACCACCATCTCGTCAGATGTCTTGCGGTCAACGATGTAGTTGGCCAGCTCCTCGTCATCGCTGACGGCACGGTTATAGACACGGATGTTGCGAAGCTCCACGTCGGCATCATCGGAGAGGACACGGATGTCCACTGGCTCCGACTGCACCATGGAGTCGGACTGTGCGTATCGCACGGCACCGGACAGGATGCCGTTGACGTACAGCTCCAGGAGTCTGTTGCCAGCCTTGGCTGACACGACGAACGCTATCTTGAGGTTCATGCCCGAAGCAAACTTGGTGCTGACCTCCGTGCCCGATGCCGTGCGGATGCGAGCCTCCTGCGTGGTCATCTGAAATCCCACGCCGTCCTGCAGGCAGTCGAGGATGATGCCGTCACGATCCGTGACGTTGTCGCACATCAGCTCCATCTCGAAGGTCGCCCCCGTGGCGGTCGCATCCGTGGCGAACGGCTTGAAGCCTATGTCTATGGACGCACCGTTGGTGAGGCGCAGCGCATCGCCCGTCCATCCGTTGGAGGACCAGTCGAAGCCCTTGAAGGCGGTGGTCACATTGCCTTGCTCCCAGACGGCTGGATTCGCCTCGCTGCTGGAACGTCCAGAGGCAGACAGCTTCAGGAGCAATCCCGCCGTGGTCTCGGCGATATCGACTCCGCTCTTCTCCACCTCCACGAAGAAACGATAGGTTGTCGTCCCACACTGGAAGGTCATCTCTACCGTGCCCTCGTCGAGGAATCGGTTGGTGTATGTCTGCATGGTGCGTGGCACGCTCACCGTCTGTGTCTTGATGCCGTCACGGGAGACGGTCACCGTGGCAGGTGTCGTCGTAGGGTCATAGACCACGAAATTGAAGGACATCTGCTCATATTGGCCAGCCTTGACGGTTGGCGTGAGGTGGGTATCGGTGAAGATGGTGCCATCATCGGAAATGATCTTGGAGCCGATGTATGGCGCATCCGTGCCACCGCAAAGGATATCGAGGAAAATGCTCTCGGAGCGGAGCGTGGGCGTTGGGCTCGCCTCCATCTCCGCCACCATCTGCAGCGTGTGCCTACCCTCGTCGAGACCAGTCATCGAGAGGCTGAAGCTGCCGTTGGTGGTGCCTGAGCGTGTCACGGTCTGTGCGTTGCGCTGCTTGCCGTCCACATAGAGGGTGACCACCTTGCTGCCCGATCCACTGACGGCGAACGGTATGGATATGGTGTCGTTGGAGCCATAGCCGCCCTCGGCGATGCAGTCGGCGATATTGAAGGACGAGGACAGGGAGAGCGACACCGCCTTGACGGAGGTGTATGCCTGCTTGGTCTGCCGCTTGCCCGTGGTCGGGTCTGTGGTGGAGGCTATGACGTAGATGTCGGTCGTGCCTATCTGCAGGTACTTGGTGAGGTCGAGTTGGTAGGAACCTGCGCTGACATCCTCGATGGTCTCGCTGTAGATGGTGGTCGCACCGAGCTTCATCAGTATCTGTATGGTCGCCTTCTGTCCGGTCGATTGCCCCTTCTCGTCACCACCGCTGTATTGGTGGTCGTAGGTGTAGGTGAGCATGGCGCTGCCGCCCTTTTTGATGATGGCGTTGTCAACGATGGCGGATATGAGCACCTTGGTGGTCGTGGTCTCGCCACCCCCGCCACCCGAACCCATCGGAAGGTCGAGCGTGGTGATCTCTCCGCCGTTCTTGTTGCGGAGCGAGACATGGACGGACGTGCCGTCATCGCTGACCTCCACGTCACTCGATGCGAGGGTGTTGCCCTCTATCTCGTTGAACTTTGAGGCGATGGCCTTGTTTTGCACGGCATTGGTGCTCTCCTGGTCAAGCGTCTCGTCCACCTCCACGGTAGGGATGGTGATGTCTATGTTGCCCGATGCGTCGGGTGTCTTACGCTCTCCGTTGACGGTGACCTGCTTGACCGTGCCAGCACCCCCGAAGTCCTCCCACGATGCCGCAGACTCCCATGATGTGATGTCCGTGCCGACGAACTGCTTGGTGAGCCACTTGCCCACGGCGGTCTCAAACGTGATGCAGAGACCCTTGGAGCGGTTCTTCTCCGGCACTGCGGCTATGGCGGCGTCGAGGGTGTAGAAGCCAGACTCCAGCGGCACCTGGTCTGTGACGTTGAAGGTGTTGCCGCCCTTGCCACCAGCCGATGACTTGAGGGACTCCTTCAGGTCGTCGCTCAGCATGTCCTCGGATATGCCGCCCTGCTCCAATGCGTTGAAATGCTCGGTGGTCTTCTGGGCGAGTGCGCTGATGTTGTCGGCGAGTGCCTTGTTGGTGCCCGTCTGCGATGAGATATGCTGCGAGAAGGTCTCATCGTTGGCACGCATCTCGACCAAGTCCTCCGCGAGGGTCTTCTTGGTCTCTGGGTCGAGCACCGCATTGGTGGAGGTGGCAGGGAGGAAGACCTCGCCCTTGTTTTGCAGCATGCGCACCTTGGTGGCCACGAGCTGCGTGATCTCGGTGATGGGGTCTGACGGCGAGACGTATGCTGTCACGTCGATGGTACCGCCGACATTCCACTTCTCGGATGTCTTGGTCCAGGTGCCAGCGGTGGTACACTTATAGACCAGGGCGTTGGCAAGGTCGCCGACAAAGGCATAGTCGCCCTTGTCGGGGTTGGGATAGGTCGCCTTCAGCTCCGCCTCATTGGTGAAGAGGTACTTGCGCTTGTTGGTCTGCTCCAGCTCCGTGATGGCCGTGAGTATCAACCCGAAATTCTCGTTGACGGCATCGACCACCTTTCCGAAGGTCGTGCCAGAAGAGGGGACTTTGTTCAAATTATCCATATCTTAATCATTATCATTTGTTATTTCCAATTCAAGTCTGTCTCACCAGTCCAGAACACACCTTTGCCAATAAGGTTGGATGGAGGTTCTGGGTTAAGGAAGGATGGGGATATGTATATGCAATTCACACTTGCGCCACCCTTTAGTTCATGCCAGCCTCCGATGTCGCAAAAATGTATGGTCTGATTGTCGTTTCCGTTAATCACTCGCCACTCCTTGCCATTTCCCATACCCTCGAATGAATAATAGTAGTCTGACGTATTGTTGAAAAGTATTACGTCTATCGGCATACCTGAGGTATCGTCTTTGTTACCAGGCGAATAGAGCGGTATTTTATAATAAGTGTTGCCGCTTGCATTCGTTTCCTGCTCCAGCACGCACAGGACTGGGTCCTTATCCGTGCCCCTTGTAAAAACTTGCATTAAATCCTCTTGGATCATTGCCATCGTCCTGGATCTATGCCCAAGCATTCCTCTGCACCACACGTCTGATGTGTAAAATCTGTTACTGCGGTCTTCCTTGTTATTGTAGCCCTGGCTATACATATCACCATCAAACCACATCTTCCCATCGCTTCCAAATGCAATGCTTCCCACGATATTGCCTTTTTCATCGACACAATTGAGCCTCTTGAAGCTTCCGCTCACGCCAGCCATCTTGCCACCGAACTCACTATCACCCTTAAACTTGGCGTTGCCATACTCGTCGATGATGAAATTGCCGTTGGGTGAGCGGACGGACTGCAAGACACCGCCCTTGGCGTAGATGTAGCCATGGAGGATGATGTCGTTGAGGATGGCACGTCCACCATGGGTGATGACGAAGGAGCACATCTCCCTCAGCTCCTCGTCAGTCGCTTGGTAGCTTGGATCATTGATGTACTTGCCGATGGTGTGGAATGCCTGCGAGAGGCTGCCACCTCCCCAGATGAACGGAGAGTTCTTGGTGGCTGCATAGCCGCTCATGCCACCGGTCTCCCTGACCATCTTGCCGTCACGGTATTGTCCGACACGGATGTCCTGTGTCATCACAAGCCCACCGTTGATGGTGGTCTTCGCCTGGGTGATGGCTGTGAAGAGGTATCGGAACGCCTCGAAGTCAGCCAGCGACTTGTCATTGTCATCATAGGCAGCCGTCCACTGGATGGGCAAGTTGCCTTGGTTGAGCGTGATCTCCATCACGGTCGCCTGGGTGTCAAATATGCGAAAACGAAGGTCATCTGCATCGGTGCAGGTGAAGATGACCGAATATCTCTTGATTTCATCGGTCAGCTCGATGGTCTCGCTGTAGCCTCCCACGGTGAAGTGGAGGGTGCTGCCCTTTGCCTTGAAGGCGAGGGTGTATTTCTCGCCCGATATGAGGGAGGAGAGCTGCTGCGCAATGCCGCCATCCGTGAGGGTGACGGCATGCCCCGACTCACTCTCCGTGGTCTCGATGAATTCGGCGTTTTCTGCCTCCCATCCCTTGGCTGACTCGCTGAAAATGGCGGTTTCATCGGTGATGTCCATGTCGGCTTGCATCTGTCTGGAAGTGTAGTCTCCCGTGAAGCCAGAGTTATGGAGTAGGTTTCCGCTCTTGATGCCAAGGTCCTGCAGCTGCTCGATGGGCGTGCCATCGGGGAGCGTGGTGCCTGGCTCAAAGATGGCCTTGCCCTTGAAGGTGGCTGTCTTGGTGAGCGGATCGTAGGAGATGAAGTTGGTCTGCTCCCGGTCACCCACATAGTAGGTGCCATAGATGCGAGAGTGGAACTGGCCGCCCTCGAAGCCCTCGTCCTTGACCTCGCAGTCGGAGAGGGAGAAGGAGGTGATGCCGGAGTAGTACTTGGTCGATGGTGCGTCCTCGGCGGTGGCTGAGAGGATGATGGCTGAGGTGCGCACTGGGTTGCCCACCTCCTGGCATCCGAGCTGCACGATGTTGTCGCCAGCCTCCGGGATGCCCAAGCCATCGAACTTGCCATCCTGGTTGGAGAGGATGATGTAGTCATCGCCCACTCCTGTCACCAGTCGCCAATAATACTTGGTCGATTGGTAGGAAGAGGAGCCTGGGGAGATGCGGAAGGTCTGGCATCGTGCCTGGTCCCCCACGATGAACTCCTGGTATGTGCTGCGCTTGCCATCGGTCTTCTCGAAGTAGCACTTGTAAAAGGTGGGCGTGCCAGCGGTGATGACACGCCCACGGCTGTTGAGCCACTCCACCTTGGAGCATACCATGGCGGCTGCCGTCAGCGCCATCTCGCCACCCACGTGCCGAAGTTCCTTGATGGTAATCTCACGGAAGTAGGCGGCACGGCGTATGGTGATGAAGTCGAACTCCGCGGTCGATGTGCCGTCACTTGACACGGAGACCGCCGCCCCCGAAGCCTCGGGCTTGTAGCTGCCGAAGGTGGTCTTGGAGCCATTCTCGCCCAGCTGCGAGTCACCCGACACGAAGAGGGATGCGAGCTTGGCGAGCGCCGATGAAACCAGTCCTTTTGCGAAGGTGATGATACCATGGGCGGTGTCATCGTGCTCCCGTGAGAGGTATCGGGTGTCCTCCACCTCGGTGTTGAAATGAAGCAGGGAGAGGAAGGCGTTGCCTATGCGCTCGGCGGTGTTCGTCGCCTTGCGCCGCTCGTCACGTATCTGTTCGAAGTCCTGCTCCAGCTTTTGCTTGGTCATTTGGTCTGCCATATTTTTTTGTGCAAAAATAATGATCGAAAAAAATGCGAGAAATACGCCTATAGGTTTCGGGCTGCGCCAACACCGCTGAATATCTCATCGAGTGCCGTGGCCATCAAGCCGTTGTATGTCTCGCCATAAAAGTCCGCCTCACGCTCATTGAGACGCATGACGGAGGAATAGTATTTCTGGGAGAACCAGTCACGGCGCCCCTTGGGCTTGCCACCTGCCATACGACCGCCCCATGCCGGACCCACCTTCCGTGGCTCGTCCAAGCCCTGCTCCTTGCGGTACTCTTCGCCTAGGAAGTTGAGGTCGCCGCCATTGATGCGGTGTATCTTGACACCGCCCTGCGTCTTTGTCCACTTGAACCACTCGTGGGCAGGACCCACGCCAGCGGCGACATAGATGCCGTACTGGAGGAAGTTGTGCTCGATGGTGGTGACGCTGCCTTCCTCGATGCGTGCCTTGATGGACGAATAGAGCGCACCAGTGTCGATGGTGCGCAACTTCTCCATGCGCTCACGCCAGAACACGCCCATGGCATCCGCCCACCCCTTGTGGTACGTGCGGAGCTCGTCTATTGCTTCTGCCATAGGCTCTCGTCATATTGGAGGTCAACAGGCTCGTCGGAGGTGACCATGAAATAAAGTCCGGTCACGCCGTTCATGCTCCATCTGCCCAGCTCGGTGGAATAGACGTGCGTGAGGTCGAGGAACTCCATCTGGTCATCGTAGATCCCCAGCTCCTTGTCGTGGAGGAGACGGCTGAGGAACTGTCTGAAGATATATCTGCAGACGTTCAGCTTCTGCTCACGGTCAGCCATGTCGTCCTGCTTGTATGCTGCGAGGATCCACACGGTGAAGACGTTGCGGTCGAAGAATCCGTCTCCCACGGAATGGGTGTTGGAATCGACCGTGTCGGACACCATGACGAAGTTGGCGGTGCGGCGGAACTGCTGCATCACGCCCTGCACGGTGTCGGGACCGCTGCATGTCGTTGCGACAAAATTATAAAGTCGGCAAGTGACGTTCTCCTCGGTCAGTTGCTTGAAATATGCGATTGCATCAAATTGTTTCTCTGTCATGTTCTCTAATGATTTTTAGTCTTCTGCTTGAATTCCTCTGCCTCCCTCGCCTTCTCGTCCAGCTCCGTGAGCGCAGCCCAGCAGTCGGTCTCGAAGACAGCCTGCTGCTTGGTGATGTCACCATCGGTGAGCGCACGGACTTGCGCACGAATGCCCAGGGATATGTCCTGCACTGTAGGTTCACCGCCCTCCTTGGAGGACTTGAAAAAATGTGGAAAGTTGGCGGCGGCGAGAGCCTTGAAGTCCGAATACCATAGGAATGTCGCCAGCAGCTCTTCTGGAGCAAAGGTAACAGTGTCGTCACGTTCGCCACCACTTGTGCGGTACAGAATGTAACCGAGCTGGGCAAGAAACTTGTCTGCTCTGCGCAACAGATAAAGCTGGTAATATTTCTCAGCAAAGAGGTAGTCCTGAAACGATATCTTACGGATGCTATCAACGGCGAAAAGTCTGTCAGAGATTGAATCGAGGGGCTTGAATCCTCCGAATCCATCGAGAAAGTCAAGCTGGTCGAGGAATCCCAAGACTTGCTCGGTGCTGAGGTAGAAGACCCTGCGGCGGACTTTTCCCCCTCCCTTGGAATCACTAACGTCATGGCATCTAACCTGGCATTTCCATCCTGTGCGTGTCCGCTTGATGATGTCAAGCCCTGCGACTCGAACCAGAAAACAGGTCTTGATGACGATGGGTTCGGAATATCTAGTGAGCAGGAAGAGCGCATATCGAAGCTGAGACTGCGTGAGCTTGTCCCAAGAATCAGGGACTGTAAGCGAGAGATTGATTTTTCCATCGTTAAATGAATATGTAGGCAGGGTTTGACTTCTTATTTTCATACGGCTTGAAATGGTTGCGTCGGTACTCGGATGATGCGTGATAGGGAGCGAAGGAGTCCGCATCGGCATCCATCAATGTCTGGAGCCTGTCAAGGAGGCTCTTCATCTCGTTTGGCGTGAAACTGGCGGTGTCGGCATAGCGAACCATATAGGAGCGCATGAGGTTGACCGCCTTATGCATAGGTTCCGTCCAAGACTCTCCGCTGCGGAGGTGAGAGAGCAGCGCATCCATCTGCTCGTCGGAGATGCGGCGGCGCAGTATCTCGTCAGCGGTTTGGATGTGTGTCTGTGCCAGCTGCCAGTCGGACGTGGTCAGCTGCTCCAGCCTCGCCTCCACCTTGTAGTCCTGATATCCCCAAAGCAAGGTTGGCACGCATCTCTCGCCAAAAGAGCTGCACCCCCAATCTGGAAGCGAGCCAAGGAGTGCGAGCACCGCTTGCTCCTTGGCACACTGCCACGCCTGGCGGACTTGCTCCACCAGGCTCTCCACACGTGAGGCGGAAGCTGGCGAGACCTCGCCGTTGCTCACCACGCCGAAGCCTGTGGGGGTGAGAACGAGGTCGAGGTGTCGAACCACGGAGAGGAAGGCCTCAAGGCACACCCATCTCTTCAGCAATGGCTGAAAATCCTCGGTTTCATCGAGGTGCTTAATGCCATCGCCGCCAATAAAGAAACTCTTGATTTTGTCGTATGCCCCGATGAAATGGGGCTTTACGGAGTCATAGACCTCCGAGTGCGACGAGGTGGCGACCAAGATGGCCTGCTCGAACTCGTCCTTGCTAATTTCCATTTCCATTGTCTTCAGTATTGCTAACGGTTGATGTCTGTTGGTCCTTGTTCTTGTCGAGGGTGGTCAGCTCTATCATCGGCACATCGACGGTGATGTCACGGTCTGACCATCCGTTGTAGTGCGCCACGACGTGATAGGGCTTCGCCATGATGTCGTGGCACGCCTTCTCCAGCGACTGCTTGAGGATGAAGAGCTCACGCTTGTCGGATCCTGAGTTGTTCATCTGGCTCTTGCCTGGCGTGGCACCGATGAGGTTGGGATGCACGCCTAGGGCGAAGCAGAGGGCGTTGGAAGCCTCGCTCATGTCATCCGCCCAGTCGCCGCCCTCCTTCTGTCCCGACTCATTGAGGTTGATGATGCGCACCATGCGCTGCTCCTTGCCGTTGGGGTCGAAGTAGTAGCCCGTGATGAGCGCCTTGCCGGCGTTCTCGGGACCGCAGGCGAAGTTGATGATGTTGTCACGCTCCTCCTTGATGCGTTCCATGCGCTCCACTGGGTCGATGATGCCCTCCTCGTTGCAGAGGTTGTCCCAGTACTCACGGTGCACCTCTATCTGTATGCGAGGGGCTGAGGTGTTCTTGATCATGAACCTCTTGCCGATGCCGATGAGACGGTAGATGTCGAACCAGGCATCATCGAAGATGGCGGTGTAGTATGGGATGGGATAGAACTGGAAGCCCGGTGTCGGGATGCGTGAGACGATGGCGAACTTGCAGTCATGGCCATCCCTCGGTGCCTTGCCCGTCACCCCGGTGTATGGGTCGGGAGCCTTGCCCATGCGAGCCATCAGGTCGCCCAGCGGGTCCCAGTAGTCGAGGAGCGGAATCACCTCCGCCTCCAACGGCGACATCGACTTGCGGAAGTCGCCGAAGAAGACGTGGGCGATGCGACCCGTAACCTTGTCGGGTCGTTGGAAGCGGCAGTAGGTCACGTCCTTGTGGCGCATCTGCACGATCTTGGCGTGGTCACGGGAGAGGATGATGACGGTGACATTCCAGAAGAAGAACTTCATGTCGGTCGCCTGCTCCATGAACACCTCGTGTATGCTGTTGCGAAGGCAGAACTCACGGATCTCGGGGTCCGTGGTGTCCTTCATGGTCTCACGGTCCACGAAGCGGATGCCCTGCCCATAGCAGCACTGCACGTTGAACGCCTGCGCACGCATGGCGACCATGTTCATCCTCAGGAGCCTCTGCAGCTCGTATGGTATGGAGTCATCGTCGCCATATCTCACATACTCATAGTCCCTGCCATCCACGGTGATGGGTGAATAGGTGGCGTCGCCCACCTCCCCCGATCCGAGAAAGGAGGTGTCTCCCCCATACTGTGAGGCGATGGTTGCCTCGTTCTTTGTTACCCCATGCACGCCCGATGGCATCAGCATGTATCGCTCCATGTCGCCCTTCTGTGCGACACGAGCCATGGTGTATTTGTTCTTGCTCATAGATATACTGGTAATCCTAAAAAGTTGAAGATGAAGACATCGGGAAGCGTGTGCACCTCCCCTGTCTGTGGGTGCGTGAGGCGGTGGAATCCCCCTCGCCAGCTGCCGCCCGAGACGAGCCATCCGTCATAGTCGATGGCCCTGCCGTCGGTGGTCCACGCCCGAAGCTTGACAGTGGCGTGGTCACGGTGCGCCTGGTCCATGATGCGCAGCACCTCGTTGATGTGATATGCGGTCTTTTTCATCAATTGAAAGTATGGTCAAACGTATTGTCGAAGATGCGACCCGCACGCCTCATGTCGAGCACATTGTGCTGTCTCTGTGCGTAGGAGTAGCTGAAGGTGAAGCGTGGGATGGTGTCGAGGAGGTTGTCATTGTCGCTCTTGGAGTCGGAGATGGTGACCCTCTTGCCCACCACAGCATCGCCATCGTAGATGTTGACCAGATAGACCTCGTCCGAGCGGAAGAGGTCGTCAGCCCATCCAGCCATCGCCACCGTGAGCGGTCCCGTGTCAGCCTTGAAGGTGCGCTTCTCCGTGATGCGGTAGTTGAGGGTCTTGCCCCCGATGGATGCGCTGTCACGTGTGTATTCGGGCGACACCTCGTGCTTGCCCGTGCAGTATATCAGCTCCTGGCACCCGAATGAGTTGGTGAAGAGGAGTATCGGGGCGCAGTCGGGCTGCCGCTGGTCAACGATGAGCGTCTGCTTGCGGCTGCCTGCCTTGACATCGAGGTAAGAGAGGGGCTTTCCCTTGACGGCGAAGTTGGACGGCGAGACGTCGATGGTGGTATATTTGGCGTTGCCGCCCACCACCTGCGGCGTGAAGAGCTGCTTGGTGCCATCGGTATAGTATGCCGTGACGGAGGCTGAGTCCGTGCCGAGGTAGTGGAGATACTCAAGGCGACCCAGCGAGGTCGTCTTGGCATCCTGCAAGATGGTGAGGAAATGGGTGTCGGTGAAGTCCTGGCAGTCGATGTCGGGGATGTCAACGGTGGCGTAGAGCACACGGAGCTTGCATGTCTTCTGGTCGCTCTGCGTGGCACCGCCCTCATCGTCCACCTTTTGCTCGGTGGCGGTGATGACGGCATCGATGACGAGCTGCTGCCTTGCGTATGGCTGGAAAATGTCAGCCAGGTCGGCAAGGACTATCTCGCCATCGGCGGGATAGAGAAACTCGCTATAGACGGTGTTGTCGCCTATGGCTATGGTGACGAGCACACGGCTCATGGAGGTAAGGATGTCGAGGTCACGTATGTTGTAGAGGAAGCACGTGCCCGACGGTGCTGATTTGATGGTCATCTTGTCTTTTTTGATGCAAAGATAAGATGACGGGTGCGGATATAAAAATACGGAGAGCTACGCTCACGCGCCACCCTCCGTGAAATCTTTCAATTTAATCAGCCACAAAGGTAGTGATTTTCTTTGAAAGCAACAAATTTTATGGGAAAATTACTTGATAGGCAACACTCTCTCCCAAATCGCCCAGGCGATGGAGCCGTCAGGCAAGGTCGCCAGCTGGTAGTCGCCATTCATGAGGTAGCTCACGATGGTCTCGGGGTCGATGGCTGCCATGGTAGATAGATCCGAGGCGATGTCCTCGGTGGTCTTGAAAGACTTCTTGTAGTCCAGTCCGCTCTCCTCGTCCTTTTTCGGTAGGTTGGAGCGGAAGTGGAAGTAGGCATCGAGCATCTGTCGCTCGATGGCTGACTTGGTCATATCTTTTGGCATGGTCAAACAAAATTAATGGGTTGAACTTCTGTTTTCACTTCCTCGTATGCTCTCTCGCATGTCTTGCGGAGCTGCATGCGCTCGTATGCCGCATCGAAGAGGATGTTCCAATAGGTGATGCGAGCCGCCCAGAGGAAGTACTTCTCACGGAGTCGGCACACACGCTTGTCCGTGGCCACAAGGTGGTCGATGTTGTCTGTAAGGGCGCAGTAGGTGCGGTTGGTTCGGCAGAACTGTCTGTTGAACCTCGCACGCTCTGTCTGCTGCCATAGCTCGGTGTGCTCCTTGTCGAGTTGCCAGGCTCGCTCCACGAGTCGGCTCTGGACTCGCTGCCTCTTGCAGTCGAGCTCCATGATGTCCTTAGGCTTCTTCTTCATCACTCACTCCTTTCTTCTTTGGTCTGCTCCATCCTGGGTGAAGTAAGCCGCTCGCATCGTCGAGAAATTGCCCCCCCCGAATCTCTGAAACGCTCGAAGAGGTTGTGTCGCTCGGACTGGAGGCGGTTGTTGTTGAGACACCATCCGTTCTTCTCCCTTGCCTTTGCCAGGTTGTACTTATGCCCAGCCTCGTTGCGTGCCTTGGCAAACTTTCGCGTCAAGGCATCGTAAGTGTCCTTGGCACGCTCAAACTCCTCACGAGCCTTGCGGAAGTCGGCTAATGCGGACTTCTCTGCCTGTATGATGAAGTCGATGGTCTCGTTGTACTCACCCTGCACGGCAGCCAAGGCTACCTGGTAGTCAGAGCGTGCGTTGTTGGCTTGTTGGGTGTTCTCCTCCAAAAGCTTGTGGAACTCCTCCGTGGTCATCTCCACTGCTGTGTTTGTGCTGTTGTCCTTCATCACATCACCTCCCCTCCGAAAAAGTAACCACTCACCGCCACCACGCCGAGGACGGCCACGAAGCCCACCATGGTCTTCACCACGTCGCCGTAGGTGACGGTCTCCTCGCAGAGGTAGCTCATCGTCTCGCTCTTGGTCTTCAAGAGCTTCTTGGTCTCACACTTGAGGGTAGCCACTCCCTCCTCCAGGCTGATGCCCACAGGTCTCACCTGCACTGCATCCAAATTCAATGTACTTTGCATATTGCATCGTCTTATAAGCGTTAGCAGCCGATTGTATAAAAGGGTGGCGGCTGCATTCCCCGTTGCTTATAAGACGATGACTATCCGGTGGACAATTCAAATCTTACGGTTCATGCAGCCGCCATATAGAAATGCACCCATCCCATGAAACCATGGGTACAGAATACTTTTCAGGCATAAAAAAAGCCTGCGGCAAAGAAGCCATAGGCGATAACGGACGCCCGGCCGGATAGATACACTATCGTCTTATAAGCGGTGGCAAAGGTAAGAAGAAAAAATGAAACCGCCAAATAAAAAAGGAAGAATTTTCGTATTTGGTGGAAAATTGTTATCTTTGCGGTGAATTTAGTAATGTATAATAAGGTATGGAAGAAAAAGACACCTCTCTGGACATCGCCATCATGGTAGTGAACATCATTTGCGCCATCGTCTCGCTGGTGGCTATGGCATCAGCCTTGCTGCATTCAATATAGTGAGGATGATGGTGACAAACATCGAGACTATTGTAATTGCAGTACAAACGATATTGATATATAGTTTGTACTCTTTCAGCTTGTCTATAAGTTCAAGGTGCTTCAAGTATTTGTCAAGCCCCATTTTTGCCGCCTTGCAGCCTTGACTGGTAAGCTGCACCCTCCAGTCATAATTGCCTGTATAGGTTATAAGTCCATCCTCCTCCAGCATAGAGACCACATCATTAGCCAACATTCTGTCATCCTCCGACAATTCATCAACAAAAGCTAACATCTCATTTTTCACCATAGCTGACTCGTTAGCCAGTAATTTCTTTATGGTAGCATCAGCAATTTTTAATTGTCTTTCAGAATAAATCATACTAAAAAAAAACGGCTCGCGCCTTGGGAGTGCAGTCCCTCGGCACGAGCCATAACAGCTGTATATCCTTAATTAGCCTTACACGAGACCTGCACGAATCGTGTGAAGACATCATCTATATTCAAATATGGTGCAAAGATAGCATAAATATTCGAACTTACAAAATATATTTGCCATTTTAACAAAATGCCCCCGATGCTCACGCACCAGGGGCTTCAAGCGATCTTTAATTTTTTAATGAAGTACAACCAAATTGTACATGGTTGCCATTCTTTAAACATACTGTAGAACTGGCTTATCTATCAAGAGACCAGTGTCTATATCTCCTTTGATTTTGGCAATGCCTTGCCTTATCTTTTCCAAGCTCTTAGCCTGTGGCACCTTAATACCTGCGGCGTACTGTCTGAGCAGTGAAGCGTTCATGCCAATATATTTAGCAAATGCAGAAATACTGAGGGGATAGTAATTGAAGAAAGCTCCGACATCAAAAACGAACCTAAACTCCAAGTCAGGGAATTCCCTGCCTTCCTCCTCAAAGAACTTTTTCTCCTCGTCCCTACAAACATAGAAGTCGTCCATGGCAGCCTGCACCGTCTTACCATCGCCAATGATGCCAAAATTGAGGTCATCGGAATCCTTGCTCATAAAGCAGCTAAAGCCTCCCTTGCCCGACTCCACCACTACTGTAACTATTCTTGCCATACTATCTGATAATAATGTGTAAACCAATCAAAAGTGTTCTTCTCGCACACCAAGCTTTGATGGAAGAGAGACCTGGGCTAAAGCCCAAGTCTCTGATAGATAGATTTGAGAGTTCCTTTCGGAACCTCCTCAGTTCCATGCCGAGGAACGGCTGAGCATCGTCCATTAGCTAGATTTTGCCAAATGTCGTGTCGGCATCCATGACGAAGCGGAAGGCATCCCGCCTTTCTCAACTTCTTGTAAAGTTCATTGTACTTCATCACTCAGTATGTTTAAAGAACACTTTGTCCTTGTTGGACGATGCAAAGGTAACAATAAAGTTACGGATATACAAATATTTCGGTAACTATTTTGTTACTTTAACTAAACTTTAACATTTGGGCAGAAAAAGCCCCCGACTTGGCTCAAAGTCGGGGGCGGTGTCAAAGAAATAATCAACATAAACCATTTAATCCAGCTTTATGCTGGCAAGCCTCTGGCTTATATCTTGCAAGGCACGATTAAACGTGTCCTTCTGCTGCTCTGAAAGCGTATAAACCTGCCCACGAACCTCGTAGCCGTTTAAGCGCTGAAGAAGCCAAGCAGCACTTTTCCCAAAATATTCCTTGGCGATGTAAGAGACTGGCAACAACTTGTAGTCCGCCTCTCCAATCTGTGCTCGCAAGCACTCCACTTCCACCTTGAGCTTTGCAACCCTCTTGGAGATGAAGTCGCCCACGTATTTTTTCTCATCCTCAGTGGCATTTTGCTCCACGTAAGCAAGAATCTCTCGCATTCTCGCCTGACTGGCATCATCCTCCTTGCCTGCCAAGCGTGCATACTCTGACATTAAATCCTTGATATTCTCCATATTCTTTATTGTTTTTAATAGCCTCCCCTCTGTGAGGGGAGGTTTTAATTGTTACTTACTTTCTCTTTTTGTAGAGCTTTGAAAGGTCTTCGAGTCTCAAATCAATTTGTTTCTCAATGTTGTTGACCAACTTTGCGAACTTCATCAAATCCTTGATTTCTTGTTCCTTTCTTTTGATTTCTTTTTCTAAATCATTCATTTTGAAATTTTAAATGGTTAAACATGTTAATTATCTCTATTGACACTGCAAAGATACATAATAATTTTGATATGTGCAAATTTTACATAATAAATTTATTACGTTTAATAAAGATTTAACATTTGGACACAAAAAAGCCCCCGACTTGGTGAAAAGTCGGGGGCTTTTTCTATTTTTTTTATTGATTTGCGTCTAATTTTTCTTTTGGATAAATGGATGGAATTTTATTAAGGACGAACACAACAGCAAGGCTGACCACAGTGGTGACACCGATGGCAATGGCTGCGGTGTCGTGCCCGTGCATAGCCAAGTCGTATGCGATGTAACCGAAGAAAAGAATAAGAATGGCACCAATGATTTGCCCCAATGTGCTTTGGTTGAATTTCTTCTTGACGATGGTCTTCTCCACATCAATGCGATGGTCCACTTGTTTCTCTGCCATTACCAAGATGCGGTCAGGAGCACCAGGCAGAGTCTTCTCATACGCATCAAGATATTCAGGAGGTGGCAACGGTCCACTGAAGCTGCGTTCTTCCTCAAATGCCATCATCGTGGTGAGAATCGCAT